CGCGCTGATCGAGGCGCCGGGGAAAGCAGTCAATCACATCAATTGCCAGCAAGACGGCGGTGCGGGCTTCACTTTCGATGGTTGGGATTTTTCGGTCAACGGCGGCGTCTATCTCGACAGCACTTTCGCCGTCACCGGCCCCGTCGTCATCAAGAACAGCCGTTTTGTCTATGGGCCGACATTCTCATCGAGCGGGGCTTCCGCGTATCATTCCCTGCTCAATATCGCGGTCGCCGGGTCGCTGCTGTTCGACCACAATTACCTCGACGCCAACGGACCGCAGACGGTCAAAGACGGCTCCGGGATGCCCGCGACGCTGTCCGCCGGCCACTATCCGATGACGATCACCTACAACGCCTTTTTGCGGGGCCGCGCCAGAGATGTTGTCTCGACCGGATATGGTAAGCCGCAAGGCGACGTAATTCTCCTGCACAACTATTTCGAGGGCCTGACGTATGCCAGCGGCGAGGCGCACGGAGAAATTACGCTGCTGACGTGGACGGGGACGATGAACAATTTCATCTCCCAATACAATACTTTCCTTGAGCCGAACACGACGTTCATGGATTCCACGACAAATGGCATGACGGCGCCTTTTGTGCCGAGCCTTTCGGTTCCTGCGGGAGCGGTGCTAACCAATCTCAGCATCGACCACAACGTGATGGTATCGAATTACGCCAAGGTCAACGGAGCCTACGTGGTCAAGCCTACAATGGGCGCGGTCGGAGCCACGTTGCAGATGGCGACTTTTGTAAATGTCACGCTCACCAACAACTACCTCGATAAAACCGCCGCCGATTATTGCTGGTACACGCCATCCGCGCCGGTCATTCAGAATTTTACCAGCGGTGGCAACGTTAATCTGCTGACCGGCGGGGGCGCCAACGGTTTGGCGATCAACGGCAACGGCTTCTCCGGTACTGCGTCGCTGTCGAAAGGCGTGCTAAACGTAACCAGCATCAACCTGGGCGGCATCGGCGTCGGCTCGCAAATCCATATCGGGCGATCCACTGTCCCTGTTATTTCGCGTGGAACCGGAACAGGCGGAACGGGGACCTACCACGTCCTCGACACGACGCTGAGCTACCCGCTCGAAGGTTTCGCCGTCTGGGCGGACCAGTGCAACACCGGCGGCTGAGGCCTCCATGCGGATCGTTCCGATTCTCGCGAGACTGGCAACTAGTAAAAGGAAATCTTCAATGAAAATCCTCAAGATTGCATCTTTCCTCAGTCTCCTTGGAACCCTTCCTTGCGAGGCTCAGACCGCCCGCAGTGGGATGCTCGGGTATAACACTACCACGTTTACCAACTGTGGTACAAATTGTATTACCGGTACCCAGTTGAATATCTGGAACTCCACTCTTGTAAACTCTGCGGGATTCCTTCAGGATAATAATACCTGGACTGGGAGAAATGTTTTTAATAACACCCTCCAAGGGGCCATCAATCTTGCCCCATCCGCACCTCCCAGTACTCCTGCGAATGGAGATCTTTGGGCAACGGGAACGGGGATTTTTGCTCAGATTGGTGGGGTAAGTCATAATTTGTTAGGCGGCGGGGGAACTGTGGCGTCCGGCTCCCTCGTTTATACGTTTACCACCGGAGACAACACGACGGCATTGCAGGCGGCAGTTACGCTTGCCGAAAATAACGGGCAGTCTCTTGAACTGGTCGGGAATGGCTCGTTTACCGGAACGATCAGTATTAACAGTTCGCTGTGGATACATGGGCAAAGTCGTGATCAGACTTTCGCATCGGCAAGCACGACTGGAATAGCTTTTGCAGTAAACGCCGATCACGTTATTTTTAGCGACTTTTTGATTAACAACACGTCAGGCGGAACCACTCAGGAGATGATTAAATTTGCCACTAGTACTACTCTTTATCAATGGTCCATCGTTGAAAGGATGTCTTTCGCGTCGCCGGGCCTCGCGGCTGTTGATACGGGCGGTAGTAATGGCATCACGATCCGAGAAAACTTGTTTGCTGGCGTAAATAGCATTACATTGCCAACTAATATGATCATTGCTCGCGCGACCAATACTTATCAATGCAACGGCGGCGAAAATATGATATATGATAATTACTTTATTGGTACGTTTGGCAATAATCAAACCGGAATCAGTACCGGCTGCATCGGCGGTTTGTATATCCGGAGTAACAAATTTGTAAATGTTGACAATCCTATCATCATGTATGCTCCGACTGGTATTGCATCTGGTGACTTAATGATCCAGGACAATTCCATCGAACAATTTGCCGGAACTGCGATCCAGCTTAATTTTGCGGGCGGGACCGGGAGTTTCGAGAATATCCATATTCAAAACAACGAAATAAAGTTCCCACTTTCCGCTTCAATCGGTGGCGTCATTGAAATATTGACAACTGGAGGGGCCAGTTGGGCTTATGATATTCTAATTGAAGGCAACACCATTGGCGGGTTCACGTCGGGCTCGAACGTACTTATCAACATGACTACCGGCGCTGGAGTCGATATTTCGCACAACTCTATGCATAATTTCACATCTGGCATCGGGGGCAATATCACTCAAGCACTTAATATCGGGACGGCTGTCAGTTCTTGTACAATTGGCCCCAATATAGTTTTGGGTGTCGGCGGTGCATGGACACCAAGTTACATAGGGCCTACTTGCACTCCTTTGGTTGCGCCTTACTGATCTTTGCTGAGGCGGTCTGCAGACTTTTTGGTAAGGAATAATTCTCATGGCTCCGCAGTTTATCCCAGTGGATTATGATCCTTTCGAGAAAGAAAAAGCAACTTCTGGTTTTTCACAAGAATCCACTTTACAAGCATATAATCCTTCTTGGAGAGATAAACTTGGGGGTTGGTTATATGACCAGACGAGTCATTCTCCTATTGCTCGTCAAATGGTATCAGGTTTAATTGGGTCTACTGGACTTGGTAATCAAGGTATGAATATTCTTGATTTTGTTCCCGGCGTCGGGCAAGTGCTCGCCGGGCAGGAAGCGGCGAACAATGGGGATTATAAGGGTGCTGCACTCGCTGCGGTCCCGATTCCCGGTGCCGCGCCGCTCGCCTCCGATGCGTCTGCGCTCGCAAGGTCATTCACGCCAAAGCAGTTCGCGCAGGCGGCGGCGAATTACGGCGGAGGCCATGCTGTCGCGGCGAATGTGATGCTCCGTGACGGGCCGGAAGCGCTTGCCGCACAATACGGCCACATGGGCAAGCGCTATCCTGCGCAGGTGCAAAAGACCATCGATGCGATGGATCAAATGGCCGCACCGCTGGAAAGCGATGTGACGCTTTATCGGTCCATGCCTGTCGATCCCGGTGTGGCTGTTGGCGACGTGGTGCATGATCCGGGCTTCATGTCCACCGCGCGCACGTCTGGAACGCCGGGCGCATTGGCTCAAGATCGTGGCGAGCATCTTGTGACGATTACGGCACCACAAGGGTCGCCGGCGGTTGATCTGAACGGAGCCTGGGGCGCGGGCGAACGCAACGAGGTTGTCCTTCCTCGCGGGAGCCGGTTGCAATTCACGTCGGTCGATCACGCGAATAAGCGGGCTAAGGCGACGCTGTTGCCATCGGGTGCTGATATGGGTGCACCGACGCAATAACCCTTGGGAGAGAAATGATGAGAGTAATAACTAAACAACATGGAGACTTCGTGGCGCATAAAATGGTGGCGGAAACTGCCAAGAAAATGGCAGCGGAGAGCTACGATGCCTGGGCCACTCATTCCAATGAGTTCTACGCAATTTATCCATCTCAAAAAGCCTACATTAAAGCCGCCTGGTCACTCTTCGTTCCAATGGCTAGGACCACACTTACAGAAATGCTCTCCACCGACATAAATGAGGACTTGAAAGAGCAGATCGCAGATGCCTTAATAAAAGACAACGGATTGCGTTTTGGTCGGGAAGGAAATGGACCAGAACTGAAATTCGCACACTGAGGAGCAGAAAATGAGTTGGAAAAAAAGTTTGCTGGTGAATCTTCCGAGAGAAGGTGAAGGCGTGGTGGGTGGCGGGGACCCTGCGCCCGCTCCGGCTGCGGTAGTTGCGGACCCTGCGCCGGCGGAGACAGACCATGCTCCAGCCCCTACTACCCCAGAGTGGGTTATGCCGAGGATCGGGGAACTTACTGCAAAGTTTCGGGAGGCGGAGCGGCGAGCGCAGGAAGCGGAGGCAAAACTTGCCGCACAGACTACCCCTGCAGCGCAGCAACAGCCTTCCCCGCAGGCTCCAGATTTCAAAACCGCAGTCTCGGCTGAGGCTCGCAAAATGCTTTACAACAACGAGTGCAACAAGGTCTGGGCTAAGGGAAACACGGAGTTTGCAGACTTCGCTCCGGCAGTGCAGACTTTGAACCAGGCCCTCGGCGGGCTTCCTCAGGATTTTATCGAAGCCGCGATCGAGACCGGAGACGCTCCGAGAGTGCTCTATGAACTCTCCAAGGATATTAATAAAGCGGCAGGGATCATGTTGCTGGGTTCCCCGGCAAAAATTGCTGTAGCAGTGTCAAAATATGCAGAAGGACTGGCAAAGCCAGAAGCCAAACCTGGTAAAACAGTTTCCTCTGCCCCTGCCCCTATCCCCGGTGCGGTGGGAGGTAATGTTGCCGCCCCAGCCTCGCTGGAAAACGAAGGGCTCTCCATGAAGGAATGGATAGCACTAAGGAGTAAAGAACTGAAGGCGAAGAGCGGACGATAGCCCACGTTTGACGCTTGCAATGTGGGTTTCGGCCTCACAAAGTCTTCTCGGGAGACTTTAAACCCCCCGCAGTCTTCTTGAAGACGTTAAAGACCATGCCTCGAGTGTACTGGCCTCACTCAGCCAAACGAAAGGATTTAACGGGGGCAACCCCATAGCTTGAGGCCGAAACAATGGCGAATCAATTACTGACTATCAACATGATCACTCGCGAAGCGATTCGCCTGTGGAAGAATACGAACTCATTCATCCAGCATCTGGACACGCAGTATGACGATCAGTACGCTCGAAGCGGCGCGAAAATCGGCACGGCTCTTCGTATCCGTCTGCCGGCTGATTTCACTGTTCGTACTGGTGCAGCTGCGTCTCCTCAGGACACTGCGGAAGTCAGCACGACCCTGACCCTTGCGACTCAGAAGGGTGTGGATGTCAGCTATTCCTCGGTAGATCGCACGATGGCCTTGGATGATTTCTCCAAGCGCACCCTTGCTCCAATGGTCAATCGCCTGGTCGGTGCGGTAGCCGTGGATGTGATGACTGGCGTGGATAACGGTGGCTGCGCGAATTTCACTGCCAACCTCGATGCAGCGGGCAATGTGCTGAATCCTCGCGCTCAGGACATTCTCAATGCCAAGGCTATTCTGACCATCAACTCCGCCCCCAGCGACAATCGCAAGTTCGTTGCGGACCCGCTCACCATGTCTCGCATGGTTGGTTCTCTTGCTGGTCTCCTGAATCCCTCCACCAAGATCGGCAGCCAGTATGAGTCCGGTGAGATCCAGCAGGGCCTTGGCTTTGACTGGATGGAGGACCAAACGGTCATCAAGCACACGACTGGCGCCTATACTGCCATGACGGTCAATGGTGCAGGTCAGACTGGCTTGAATCTTACTGTCAATGTCATGACGGGGCCGTTGGCGGTTGGTGATATCATCCAGGTTGCTGGTGTCAACGCCGTGAACCGTATTACCAAGCAGAGCACTGGTCAGGCTCGTCAGTTCGTTGTCACGGCGAATGTGGCGACGGGTTCTACTGTGATCCCGATCTATCCTGCGATTCTGCCCTTTACCCTCCTCAACGGTGTACTGACGGAAGTTCAGTATCAGACCACGGATACTTCTCCAGCGAACAGCGCAGCCATCACGGTCGTCACCCCCTCGGCCAGTGTCTATCGCAAGAACCTGGCTTTTATCCCTGAGGCCATCACGCTCGCCACGGCGGACTTGGAACTCCCCAAGGGTGTGCATGAAGCGGCAAGAGAGCAATACGATGGGACCTCCATGAGGATGATCTCCGCCTACAATATCATGACGGATCAGTTCATCACCAGGTTGGACGTACTTTACGGCTTCCTCTACATTCGTCCTGAGTGGGTCGTTGCCGTCGGTGACGCGATCTAATAACTAAAGGAGGGGATAACCCCCTCCCTTTTTCAGGAGCAGACAATGAGCAAATTCAGGGCAGTTATTTTCGAGGACATGGAATTTCCTCCTTACGTATTTCGGGAGTACCCGAAGGTCATCGGATACGACCCAGCGGGGAACCCTATTACTGTGGCGAGTGCTGCAGAGGAACTTTCTTATGCGGATAGGATCTCCTCCGGTGATGTGAAAATTGCCAAGGAAGAAGCTCTTGCTGCGGAGAAAAATCTCCTCGCAGCGAAGAATGATGAACTGCAGGATAAAGTGGCGGCGCTGGAAGCGAAATTGGCTGCCTTGGCTACCAAGGAACCCCCGAAACCTGAGGTGAGTCTGGCAAGCCTCACTGCAAAGTCCAAGTAAAGGTTCTGCCCCATGACCACGCCACTGGATATTATTACCCAAGCTTTGAAAGAAGTTGGCGCGCTTGGTCAGGGGCAGACTGCCGCTCCTGTTGACGTGAATGATGCTTTTTTGAAGCTTAACTGGATGCTTAGCCAGTGGCAGCGAAAAAGGTATCTTGTATATCATTTGGTGGAACTCTCTTTTGTTTGTACTGGGGCGCAAAGTTATTCCATCGGGCAAGGGGGGAATTTTTCTTACTCTGCCGGGGATTTTAATTCAGATTTTAATTCAGATTTTTCGGGAGGAGGAGGGGCACTCGCAGCTACCAATCGCCCTGCGAAGATTGAGTCAGCGTTTGTCCGCCAACTTTCTGGAATGGTGGATTACCCACTGACTATGATTAGCTCCAAAGAGGACTACGATCACATCGCTTTAAAAACTTTGTCATCTTGGCCCTCTCATTTGTACTATGATGCTGCGTGGCCGATTGGATGGTTATACCCTTGGCCAGTTCCATTGGCAAATATTTACGAGCTGCATGTCACTATTGTCGCTCAACTTAGTCAATTCAACTCACTAACCCAAATTATCTCTTTGCCGCCGGAGTATTTTGCTGCGATATTTTATAATCTCGCGGTAAGGCTCTATCCCTCGTACACGACTCAGCCAAACCCTATCACCATAGCAATGGCGAAGGATTCTCTTAATGTGCTGAGAATGAGTAATTCTCGCATAGCTAATCTCCGGATGCCTGTTGATCTGGTGCGCCCGGGAGTCTACAACCCATACTCAGATCAAGTGAGGTAAGGCTATGACGACTTCGCAAACTTTTCAGCCCGGCTTCCGTCTTATTGATGGGAATGATTTGAATAATGCTCTTGCCATTGACGGCGGGAGTTATCAGGGAGGTATCGTAGCTGCGGCTGGCGGGGGGCAGACCAATGCGACATTGCTCACGAGTTCCTATAACTCCGTGGACACTGTGGTCTCCGCAAACGACTCGGTGAAGCTTCCGCCCTCCAAACCTGGTACCAGTACTACTATCATTAACACCTCGGCCAACGCTACGCAGGTTTTTGGTAGTGGCACTGATACCATCAATGCTGTGGCGTATGCAACTGGGGTATCGCAGGCGGCTGGTAAGGTTGCCAGTTATTTCTGCGTAGTCCCTGGTAAGTGGTTTCGGCAGTTGAGCGCTTAATATGGCAATGAAAAGGATTCAGCTTCTTGGTGGAGCTTATGTAACGAAGGGCCTCATTGCTGATGCCCAGCGTTGCGTAAACTTGTTCCCAGAAAAGAATCCGCAAGATGCAGAGGCCCCGGTGACGCACTACCCTACACCGGGGCTAACTCTTATCGTGCCTGGGCCTAGCCAGGCCCCAGTGCGAGGGCTTTATTTTGCGAATAATAATAAACTTTATGCTGTGATTGGTGACAGTGTTTATTATATCGACGTGAATTATGTTATCCATCTCTTAGGGACAATCCCGTTTAACTTCAGTATGGTCTCTTTTGTGGACAATGGGACTACGTTGGTACTGGTCGTAGGATCGACGACTGGGTATGAGATAACCCTCGCCACAGATGCTTTTGCTCAAATAACTGATCCTAATTTCTTTGGCGGAGATAAAGTCGATTACATTGACACTTTTTTGGTGAGTAATATCACAGGGACACAGAGTTTTATCTCCTCCCTTTCTAACTCAGTTTCCTGGGATGCACTTTATATCGCGAATAAAACTGCATCGGCAGACTTGCTTGTGACGCTTGTAGTGGTCCATAGGGAAATTTGGCTGTTTGGGGAGTTCACCAGCGAAGTTTGGTATGACGCAGGAAATGCTGGATTTCCTTTCGCCCTTGTCCCTGGAGTAATGATCCAACACGGTTGTGCTGCGGTATACTCGGTACAAGCAAATGCTCAGGCATGTTACTGGTTGTCGCAGGATAAGAATGGCAAAGCTTTTGTCATGAAAGGTCAGGCTTATCAGGCCGCTCCAATTTCCACTCCAGCTATAGTGCAGGAGTTTTCCAAATATGCTACAATCTCTGACGCGATTGCTTATATGTATCAGCAAGATGGTCATATTTTCTATGTTTTGAATTTTCCAACTGCGGATAAAACTTGGGTTTATGATCTTACCGCAGATACGTGGCATCAGAGAGTCTGGAGAGACTCTGATGGGGAGGAGCATAGGCATAGAGCGCAGTGCCATGTGTATGCTTATGGGAAAAATATTGTCGGAGATTGGGAGAATGGAAATATTTATATTCTCGATCAAACAGTCTACACTGATAATGGAGTAACGATTGAACGCAGAAGAAGTATGCCACATATCTCCTCCAATGGGAAGAGAGTTGCTCATGCACAGTTTATTGCGGATATTGAGACTGGGGAGTATCAACCAGTGAACGCTGGTGATCCAGATCCATTGATTTCACTTCGTTGGAGTGATGATAGAGGGAAATCCTGGGGGAATCCCGTTACCATGCCCCTCGGTACTTTGGGGCAGTTTCTCACTCAGCCTTCATGGAGGAGGCTTGGAATTACACGAGACCGAGTGTATGAGATTTTTTGGGATGTGCCAGGGCCATGTGCACTAAACGGGGCTTGGCTTGATGCAACGGAACTTGGTACATGATACCTTTTCCCAATACCTCAGCAATTCTTGTCGACCAGAATGGTTTACTTACTCAAGTTTGGGTGAAGTTTTTACAAAAACTAGCCGGGGTAGCGCTTGGGACTGGGAATATTGTTTTAAGTGCTACTGCCCCGCAAGGGGCTTTACCTTGTTCTGGAGGGACTTATTTGCGGGTGACGTACTCAGCCCTTTGGGCAGGGGCACAAGGATTTCTTGGTCCTGGGGATGGGAGTACAACCTTCACGGTGCCGAATGTAGTCAGTCCGCACGCAGGACTCACATATTATATAATGACATAAGGAGCAGTTATGTCGATCGTGTTTCAGGAAGAAGGCTGGGAGGCCTTTTACAAAGATTGTCAAGACTTATGGAAACTTCATTATCAAGAGATCGCTTCGGACAAGGAAAGAAAAAAACTTTCTGCTGACACCACCCGTTTTCAAAGTCTCGAAGCGTGTGGTCAGTTATATATCTTGACTGCAAGAAAAGATGGAGTCATGGTAGGTTACGTGGTCGCAGCTATTTGCTACCATCCCCATTTCTCTGAGATTCTGTGTGCTTTCGAGGATATGTATTTTCTAGCTCCGGGAAGCCGTGGAGCTAGAGTGGGGATGAGAATGGTTAAGAGAGCCTTGACTGGTATGAAAGCTCGCGGAGCGCAGATGGCTTTCTTCCACACCAAGGATTACAAAAATAATGGAAGGCTGCTCACAGCATGTGGGCTAGGATTGAGTGACCATATTCACTCTGGCTGGCTGTAGGAGTCACTCATGGGCATCGGTGCGATTATTGGAGGGGTAAGTGCCCTCGGTGGGAGTTTGATTAACTCCAATGCTTCGCAGCAGGCTTCGCAGGCGCAAGTTCAAGCGCAGCAACAAGCCCTGGCCCTGCAGCAAAAGATGTTTAATACTGATCAGGCGAATTTGGCGCCTTACATGGCGCAGGGGCAATTTGCTCAAAGTCAGTTGAATGCGAGGCTTCCTGCACTTACTGCGCAGTTCAACCCCTCAGATCTGCAAAACACCCCTGGGTATCAGTTTACCTTGGGGCAAGGGCTCCAGGCAACGCAGAATGGCTTTGCAGCTCAGGGACTGGGAAGTTCCGGGGCAGCGATCAAAGGGGCAGGACAGTACGCGACGGGTCTGGCCCAGTCCACTTATAATCAGCAATTGCAGAATTATCTTGCCCAGAACCAACAAACCTACAACATGCTTGCAGGGCAACAGGGGGTTGGGTTAAATGCTGCGACTGGGCTTGGATCTCTTGGGAACGCTTTGACTGGACAGTCGAGTAACTCCCTTACCAATATGGGCAATGCCCAGGCCTCAGGAATACTTGGCAGTGCCAATGCACTCTCCGGAGGTCTAACTAGCGGAGCAAATTCTCTCGCCCAGTACAACATGCTGAACCAACTTCAAGGGAATGGAAGTTTGTTTAGCAATCTCGCTGGGTATAATACTTCCTTGGCGAACTTACCAAATACCATCAGCATTGGCGCTTTTGGCAACAACAGTATCTTCGGTTGAGGAGTGAATAATGGCTGACGTTCCGGCTCCCCAGTATCCACAGCAAGCTCCTCAGCAGGACAATCCTCTTGCTGCAATGGGGCAGGCTGTTAATGTCGCCCAGGGCAGCATGAATATCATGCAGCAGCATATGATGCTGCAAGGCAAGATGGCGCTTGGGCCGATTATGCAGCAAGCGGTAGACCCTCAGACTGGGCACTTGGATTATGACAAAGCTTTTGTGCTTATGAGTGCGGACCCTAGGACCGCTTTCATGGCTCCGGATTTCCTTGCCCAGGGAGTGCAGAAGCGGCTTACTGAGACTCAGACTGCGGGGGCTATGCTTGATAATCATTTGAAAGCTCAAAAGGTTGTTGGAAATGAATTAGCTGGATTGCTTGCTGAGGGCGCGCAGAATGGAAATTCTATTGATCCCGCGAAAGTCAGCGCAGCTGCTATGTCTATAGCTCGTGGTCCTTATGGAAATATTCTTTTTCCTAATGGGGCTCAAGATGTAATGAAAATGATTCCCTCTGTGCCGAAGGATGGGAAAAGCGTTTACAACCTAGTGCAACAAATGGCCCTGCGCGCGGCTGGAAGTGAAAAATCTTTGGAGGAGGTTAATAACCATCTTCTGACGATTAATAAAGGCGGGCAGCAAGAAATTCATAATGTCGGACTTGGCCAGGATAGGATCCAAGGGACTATTATAAATACTCCGACTGTGGAGCAAAGAAACACTCCAGTTACCACCCTCAACGCCAAAGGTGGAGAGCAGATTACTCCTCGTGGAGCGACTCTGGGCCTTCCGATGCTGGACGGGGCTGGCCAACCAATTCAAGGCTCAGGTGCTCCCGGTGCTGCTCCACCCGGTGGGGCACCTGCGGGGATGGAGGGGAATCCTCCCTCCCCTCCATCCCCACCCACTACAAAACTTGGGCCAGTGGATCAAGGGTTGCTGCAGGAAGATGTGGATTTTAATAAGAGTAAACAGAAGGATCTTAGTGAGGCTGTAGCCCACGCGACGCAGATGAAATTGAACTTGCAGGAAGCTGCCTTGACTTTGAAAGATATAAAACCCGGTCCTGGCGGTTCTATGCGTCAGTCGATTGGGCAGTTTCTGGCTGCTGCTGGAGCGGACAAGGATGTTGTGGATGGGGTCTCTAATGGATCTCTTTCAGCTTCGCAAGAATTTGCCAAACTTATGCTGCAAATCGCGACCAGTAATATGGCGTCGCAGCTTAAAGGTGGCGGGCGGTTTACGAACGCGGAGTTTGAGAGTTTTATCAAGGCCAACCCGAACCTTGACATGGACCCTCAGGCTGTCCAAAAAATGCTCGCATTCTACAATCGCCAGGCGAACCTTACGTTCGCTGAGAACGATGATTATAAGAACTACAGAAACGCAGCTCGCAAAGACCCAAATTTGCACCTGCAGGACTACGACGCGCACTGGCAGCAGCAGTTGTTGAAGCATGGTATTCTCAAGCCCAACCCTGATTTTGCTAGTAAGGGATGAAATAATGGAAAACTACCAGCAAGCCCTCCTTGATGCCATTGCTGCGCCTGAGTCCAAAGGTCAGTATAATATCCGGTATGGTGGACCTGACGGCTCGAAGTATTTCACTGGTTATGACGATCATCCGAGGATTAAAGAAAAAACTGGAGATAAGACCTCTGACGCAGCGGGACGGTATCAGTTTCTTAGCAGCACCTGGGATGGGCTTGGTGGTGGGGCTTTTACGCCAGCTAACCAGGATATGCGTGCTTGGCAGTTGGCGGACAGAGACTATCGGGCGAGGACAGGGCAGGATCTGGCTACGGTGTTGCAGTCTAAGGGACTGACCAAAGATGTGCTTAATACCCTTGCGCCAACCTGGACTGGTCTCGGGACTGATCCAAATAGTGCTCTTGCAGCGTACAATGCTACGCTGCAGGGCAAACCTATTGTTCCTAACTCTGGTGGAGTTGAGGGAGAGGGAAACCCACCTTCCATGGAACTCTCCTACAACCCTTCCTCCTCTGCAAAATCTGCATTGCAGAAATACGGCCTGATTGAAGGGGCACTGGGAGACCTCCCACAAATTACCGGAAGCAAGGCATCTCTCCCTGGGGATGATCTCTCTCAACACGCCGCGCAGGTTCTTGGGAACTATGGCCTGATTCCCCAGAGCATCAATGGGGTTAACCCTGACCCTATGAAAACTGGGGGAGCCTATGACTCTCAAGGCCACCTGGTAGTCGGTGGGGCTCCTTTCACGCAGAATGCTGACTGGGGCCTCGGCCAGATGGGGGCGAATGGCGTACTAGCTGGGCTTGGAGCCAAAGCCGCGGCGCTTGCAAAACTCGCGCAGTTGAGACTCTCTGGCCAAACTCTCCCTGATAATGCCTATGACCAACTGGTAAGTGCTGGGCAAGGGGCCAGAAAACAAGAACTTGCTGCCCATCCTATCGCCGCGCCCCTCGCGGAGGCGGCAGGAACTGTGGTGCCAACGGTAGCTGCTGGACTGGGCGCCGGGGCGGTGGCAAGGGGAGTGGGAGGGGTAGCGACGCGCCTGGCGGCCCCTACGGCAAAAGCAGTTGCTGATGGAACTTTAGCTGCGGATGCAAGTTTAGCTGCGCGAGTTGCGCCAAAAGTCGCGCCTACCCTCAATGCCGCAGGGGAATTCCTTGGTGGGACTGCTGGTGGACCTGCGTCCTCGTTTGGGTTTCCAGCAGGTGGCATTGGTTGGGGAAATGCCATTCTTAGCAATGCATCTAGGGGCGTTTCGGGGGCGGTACAAGGCGATTTAGCCGGACATGTGCTAGGGGGGTTGCAAGACCCTAATGACCCTATGAACGCCGCTTTGGGCGCGGGCGCAAACATGCTCCTTGGTCCTCTTGGCTCCAAGGTTATCTCCCCATTCCGCGCCGCTGTAACTCCAGAAACCCGCGATGTAGCGAATAGGCTTATCGGGCAAGGAGTGGATGTTAGGGGTGGGCAGATTGCATCCTCCCCGGCGATTAAAGCTTTGGACTCCGCGAATGTTTCCCCAGAACTCAAGCAGCAACAACTGGAGTCCTTGACTCGAGCCGCAGGAGCTCAAATTAATGCTGATACTGTAATGGATGGTTTAGGTACAAAAGGTTTCACGCCAGATGTACTGAAAAAAGTCAACGGAGATATTGGAGCAGAATTTAATAATATTGCTGCTCACACAAAAATAGATTTGACTGCTCCAGATGCAAATGGGCAAAGTATTTACAATAAACTTGATGATATGAAAAAACGTGTTTTAAGTGGGTCTGTTGATGATTCAGAGTCTAAAAAAATTCTTAAAGCCATAGATCAAATTGAAACGCAGGGGCTTATCAACAATCACCAAATTGATGGAGATACATATCAATTCCTCACTAAAGAGGAAGGGCCAGTCAAACAATTAAGAGATGATAATAACTCTTGGGTACAGGGTTATGGTAAAAAACTTCATGGTATGCTTATTGATGGATTGGATGCTAGTTCTCCTCCAGAATATAAAGGAGCTATTTCTGACGTCAGATCTAGATATATGAAACTGCAAATGATTGAAGATGCTATGAAAGGTGGGGCAAACTCAGGACTGGTAGACCCAGTAAAGCTCAAGAGTGCGATTTATAGAGCTTATGGAGACTTCCCGCCACCTGACCTTGATGCTCTCGCCCGTGCAGCTAACCTTGGGTTTTCGCGCCCAGCACTCGAATCTGGAATTAAGGAAGGGGCAAAGCCTTCGCCAGGATTGTGGGCTAGTCTCACCTCCCATGCTGGACCTGCAGGAGTTGGAGCTGGCGCGGCAATGCTTGGGGATCACTTTGGTCCTCATTTTCTTTCCGCTATAGCAGACAATCCACTTGCTGCAGGAATACCTATCGGTGGCGCAGCATTAAATGTTGGCATGAATATGCTTGCAAATGGAGTACGGAGCAAAGTGATGCAGTCTCCAGGATACACCAATTTTCTTCTTGGAGGGGGCAAAGTCCCTCCTCTCCCAAATCCCCTTATCGGTCCTGCCACGCAACTTCGGAGTGACATCTATGCCCCGCCTCGTAAATAAATGTCTAGGTATCCTGGTTGGACTCTGTCTTGCAGTAAGTGCTCATGCTGCCACACTTCTCCCGAATGGGAAGCAGGTCTTTTTCAATGGGAATGGTCAGCCTCTTTCTGGAGGGAAAGTAACTTTTTACATCCCCTCTACCACGACGTACAAAACTACCTGGCAAGACTCCAGTGGTACCATTCCCAATTCCAACCCCGTGGTGCTGGATTCCAATGGCTCTGCCATTATTTATGGTTCAGGAATTTACCGAGAGGTTGTGACTGATGCTCTTGGGAATTTAATTTGGGATCAGCTTACTGCTGATACTTCCCAGGGTACCGAGTCTTATTCCTGGGGAGGACTTTCTGCTGGGACTCCAAATGCCCAGACAGTCAGTGTTGCAACATTTTCCTCCACTGCAGGGCAGATCATAGCTTTTAAAGCTTATGCCTCTAATACTGGAGCATTTACCCTCAAGCCTTCGGTCCTGGGTGCAATCGCAGTTTACAAAGATACCTCTGCCGGGCCAGTACCTCTTTCTGGCGGGGAGATTATAGCTGGCAATACGGTGCAACTTATCTATGATGCAAGTCTTAGTGGTTTTCACCTTGT